TCACACCCCCGCTTATGAATACCCCCACCCTTTCCAGCACAGCTTATGCAGCACACCCAACCCAGCAGGGTTTGCAAAATACCCCAAATGCTCATGAATGTTCTACAAATACTGAGCACGAACCCCCTATTGCGCCAATCGCACCCCACACCGCACCTTCCGCTACGCCGCACAACCCCGCACAGCCTTCTGCACACGTATTGCCACAGGCTGGTGCCACGGCTTTGCCTTCCCACAACTCCTTGCCCGTAACCGCTATGGATACCGCCTTAACGCACGCCATTGCTCAGGCAGAAGCCGGGGCCATTCGCCGCCTAGAAGCCCTACACACAGCCCGCGCCGCCGTGCGCCCTTTTGTGGGTGATGTCGCAATGGATAGCGCCGCCGCCGTGTACGGTTTTGCCTTGCAGGAAAACGGGGTCAATACCCAAAACCTGCCAGACAGCGCACTCCAACCTTTGTTCGAGCAGTTTGCCCGCCTTAGCACACAAGCGCAGGCTTACACACAAGGTATGGCCAACGCAGCTTTGGGTATGGATAGCGCTAAAACCGCCTCCTTCCGTGAAGAATTCGGCCTTACCCGCATTACGGTGAAAGCATAAATCATGCCGTTCCAAACACAGGTTTTAACACAACCAGCCCCTGCTGTAGCAGGAGACTTCGCAACACATAACCCCGTAGCCACCTTTCCGGCGGCAGAGGGCGCACTGGTGGCCGCAAGTGGCGGGTGCACCGTGGGGGCATTTGGCTGGGTTCAACCCGATGGCACAACCGTTGCCAATACGCCCCCTACCAGTACCGCTACCGCGCCAGATGGTTTTGTGCACCGTAACCTTACCGGCCAAATCAGCAGTTTTGGCACAGAGGGCAGCCTCGTTATTCCACAAGGCTTTCCGGTAACCCTGTTTAGTGCAGGAGACTTCTGGGCAACAACCAGCACAGCCGCCACACCGGGGCAGGCTGTCTTTGCGTCCCTCACCACAGGTGCCATTTCTACCGCTGCTGCCGGGGCAAGTGTTGCTGGTGCCGTACAAACCCGCTTTGTCGTGGCGTCCAGCGCCGCACCGGGCGACCTTGTTAAACTCTCTACCTGGAACAGCGCACAATGAGCCGCCACACCGCAGAATTAGCCGAACTTAACCGCCTGGGCTTTATCATGCCCCACGCCCAAGGCATGATTGCCAATGCCCTGCTGGCCTCAGACCGTATGGCGCAAGATGCCCAGCCAGCCCTTTCAACCAGCGCTAATGCCGGTATTCCCGCCTTCATGAGCGCTTGGGTAGACCCAGCCCTTATTAAGGTGGCCTTTGCCCCCATGCGCGCAGCAGAACTGCTGGGCGAGGTACGTAAAGGAGATTGGGTTACCCGTACAGCCCTGTTCCCTATGCTGGAAACCACAGGGCAGGTCTCAAGTTATGGAGACTGGAACACAAACGGCACTGTCGGCCTTAACCCCGCCTACCCAGAACGGCAGTCTTACCATTATCAGGTTTTTCTGTCTTGGGGCGAGATGGAACTGGCGTTAGCAGGCCAAGCCCGCTTGCAGTGGGTTGCCAACCTGCGCGAGGCCGCAGCTCTCAAACTCAACAAATTCCAGAACCAGACATATTTTTTTGGCGTCACTGGCCTGCGTTTGTACGGCTACCTCAACGACCCCCGCCTACCAGCCGCCATTACCCCCGCCGTTAAAGCCGCCGGTGGCACCGGGTGGGACAAAGCCACCCCAGAAGAACGGCAAGATGATGTCATTACCCTCATCAACCAACTGCGTAGCCAAACAGCAGGCTTGGTCGATACCGAAACCCCTATGGTGCTGGGCCTTTCCCCCACGCGCATGGGCCTGCTTACCCGGCGCAACAGCTACGGTAACTCTGCGGCCTCTTTGTTAAAAGACACATACCCTAACCTACGCTTTGTGCAGGCAGTAGAATACGGAGATAGTGCGGCAACACCCCTGCAAACCATGCAAATTATGGCAGAGCAGGTCGATGGCCAAAAAACAGCAGAAACCGCCTTTACCGAAAAACTCCGTGCCCACAGCGTGGTAACCGAAGCCTCAGCTTGGAAACAAAAACTCTCCCAAGGCACATGGGGCGCGGTTATTTACATGCCAGCCGGCATTGCCACCATGAGCGGCCTTTAACAAACCCGCTTAGTGTTAAAAGCTAAAAAAGCAGAGGGCCGTTTTCTCCCCTCTGCCTTGGCTGCGTTCTAGGGTTACGCACAACGCCTTTAATGGCTGTTTGCACCTTACGCCCTTACAGAGTGCCGCGTGTAAAACCGGGTAGGGCGGCCACCACACGGTGTTTGCGGCGTGCAGCTCATACACTGCTGCAATCTAACGGCACGGTTGGCGTGCCGCACGCACACGCCACACCGCTCAAATTCCAAAACCATATTTAAAAAACAGGAGCCTTCTATGGCATCTTCCGCTACTGTTACCATTGGCTGCAAACTCCCAACCGGCCTTACCTTGCGTGTGGGCACTGCCACACACACCCTTGCCGGTGCTAACGCCGCAACCCTTATTGGCGGCTACGGCCTTACCCAAGTGCCAGAAGACTTCTGGGCTGCGTGGTCAAGCAACTATGCCGAGTATCCGCCCCTTAAACGTGGTTTGGTTTTTGCACAACCAACAGCCCCAAAAGCCGCCGCCCAAGCGCAAGAGCAAGCCAGCCTGCGCACAGGGCAAGAGGCCATAAACCCGCAAAACCCATCGCCGGGTATTACTCCAGTCTAACGTGCGGCCTCACCCGCTACCGCACCTGCAAGGCTGTATAAAAAATACCTCATAACCGGAAAAAAAACCGCCTTATGCCCGCAAGCTCTTTTTCACTCACACTCTGGCAACAGCGTTACCCAAGCCTTTTTGCCAGTCTGGGCGCACAGGGCATACAGGCCAGCGCAGCCCTTGCTACACAGTTTTTACCCCCCAGCGCCCTACGCAACCCCATCCGTTCTGCAGAACTATTGGGCCTAGCCACAGCCCATCTTGCCCAACTCGGCCTTGGCTCATGCACACAAAACGCCCAAAGCCCAAACAACAGCGCAGCACAAAACAGCAGCACAAGCCAAACTGCTACACAGGTCGCAACGAGTGATACGCAAAGCTCTAGCAATAACAATCAACAGTCTAGTGCAGCATCACAAAATACATCCAGCACAGCCCAGCAAGCGGCCTCGGCCAGCAGTACAATACCAGATAGCACGGCAATAAGCACCACAAGTGCAGATAATACGGCCACAGCACCACCCACCACACAAGCGCAAGGCACTGCTACAACCACCCCTTTTCAACAACCGGTTCTGGTTGGCCGCATTACCACAGCGCGTATGGGTAGCCTAAGCGTGCAGGCTGATGCCGGGCCTGTTGCAGGCTCTCAGGCGTGGTGGCTGCAAACCCCCTATGGGGCGGCCTTTTGGGCCGCAACCACCAGCTTGCGCACTGCCTTATACATACCGGGGTAACACGCATGGAAAAACTTCTAACTACGCTGTCTCAGGCAAAAACTTTTCTTAATACACTCAGTAAAGGGCAGGGCATAAGCGTGCGTACAAGTGCGCCCCATACACCGTGCGTTAAAGCTGGTTTTTTGCCCGGCGCAACCTACCCAAATGGCACCCCTGTTGCGGCTATTGCTGCCGTGCAAGAGTTCGGGGCTGTTAGCCACCATAAAACAGGGCACGGGTATGCCGTGCAGGTTACGCCACCCCGGCCTTTTTTACGCCCCGCCCTGCAGCAAGATGCCCCACACTGGGCCAAAGTTTTTCAGCAGGCTTTTGTGCAAAATTATAGCGTTTTACCCTTACCGCAAACCCAAAATGCTGCATTACAGGCAACGGGGGCGGCCATGCAGGCCAGTATTGTGCGTGCCATTCAAGCGGTGCAAACACCCCCTAACGCGCCCTCTACGCTCCGGCATAAAAAAACGCAAAAACCATTAGTAGAGAGTGGCCGTCTTTTAAAAAGTGTTTCTTACACGGTGCAGTCATGAGCGTTAATGTATTTGCCCTTGCCGCAGCCGCCACCACAGCCCTTGTGCCCCCAACGCAGGCTGTGCTGCGCACCCAAACAGGGGGCACCACATTGCCAGATGGCACCGTGCAGCCAAGTTACACCGCATTGCCCGTTACTATTATGGTGCAGCCCGCCACCAGCGCAGACCTTATGCACCAAGCTGGGCTTAACCAAAGCAGCCCCACCCGCACGGTCTATATACAAGGCCCTGTGCACGGGTTAGAGCGCGCCCACCAGTATGGGGGCGATATTCTGTTTTTTGATGGCACAGACTGGATTATTACCAGCATGCCGGAACAATGGGGAGAAACCCAGTGGTCCAGACTTCTGGTAACGCAGCAGGGTGCCTCAGCCAGCCCGTAACAGCAACCTGCCTGGCAGCACTGCGGGCTTTTGTGCAATTACTCTTGCCCCAAGGCACACAGGTTATAAGGGCACAACAAAACCACGTTGCAGCCCCTCTGGGGTTATTTGCCCTGCTTACCCCCCTTAACCGCCAGCCTTTGGCCACTGCCAAACAATATTGCACAGCAAACACGCATATCGTTACTGTAGCAGAAGATTACAGCATACAACTCAGCCTTTTCGGCCCCGGTGCGGCAGAGGCCGCGCACTGTATTGCAACATTATTTAAAACAGACTGGGCCTGCCAGTTTTTTAACAACTGGGTGGCGCAAAATACCTCCGTGCCAGAAAGCAGCTTAACCAGCCAGCACGCCTCTGCACCCACCCCGCAAGCCGCTACCCTACAAACCACTCATCTTCAGGCAACAGGCGCCCAGCCTACCTTAACGCCTGCACATATAAGCCCCCTTTACGCCACAGCAGCACAGCAAACACCCTTTATAACAGGTGAAAACCAGTTTGAAGAGCACTGGTTTACAGAACTGCACTGCCAACTTAACACCAGCTTTACCCTGCCACAGACAACGGCCCCCGCAGCATACCTTACGCTGGCCTCTCTCCCCCTTACTTTGCAGGACACCCCCGCATGACCCTTCCCATATCTTCTCTCGTTTCTGTCACGCCGGGGGTTATTAGCCCCGGTGGTACGGTAAGCGTGCTTACTGGCTTGCTCTTTTCAACAAATACAGCCCTACAAAAGGGCATTTCTGTTTTTATGAACGCGGCAGATGTCGCAAGCCTGTGCGGCGCTACAAGCCCAGAGGCCAGCATTGCCAGTATCTATTTTTCAGCCTACACCAACGCCCAAGACCTGCCAGAAAAACTCTATATTTTTCAACTCCCCCCCACCCCGGTAGAGGCAGACTATGGTACTTATCTTGCCACTGCCGCCGCACAAAAAACAGACTGGGCACCGTTCTTGTTTGCTCAAGAGCCAACCGCTACTGGGGCATTATACCCGATGCAGACCCCGCCATTCTTACCAGCAATGCCAGCACCTGCTTTGGCGCTACAGTAAAAGCGCAAAATATTCCGGGCATAACCTGCCTTAATAATACAGACGGCACAGGCCTTTTAGCCGCAGCACTCTGCCTTGGGTGGGCCGCAAGCCTTAACCCGCAGCGCAGTTTGGGGCGCACAACGCTTATGTTCCGTAATAATGGCGGCGTTAGCCCGGCACAGCTCAGCGCCACCCAAGCCGAAAAATTGCTCAATAATGGGTATAGTTTTTATGGTAGCTATAAAACAACAGACACAACATTCAGCTTTCTCAACAATGGTGCCGTAAGTGGCCCCTTTGCCTGGGCCGATAGTTATATTAACCAAATTTGGATGAGCGCCAGCTTTCAGGCAGACCTGCTCAAGCTGTTTACCAATGCCGGGCAAATTCCCTACACTACGCAGGGTGATACGCAAATTGCTACATCTGTGCAAAATACCATTGATACAGCCCTCTCTTTTGGCGCCATTCAGCCCAATGTCAGCCTGTCTGCCTCTCAAGCGCAGGCGGTTAATGCACAGGCTGGCCGCACAATAGACAGCGTGCTGTCTACCCGTGGGTGGTATTTGTTACCCGGTGCATCGACAGCGTCTGCCGCCACCCGTGCCAGCCGCGGGGCGGTGCAGGGGCGGTTTTTCTATACCGATGGTGAGTCCGTGCAGGCCATCACCCTTGCGTCTATCGAGGTGCAATAACCATGTTTGAGTACGATATTACAGCCGCCAACTCGGTTTTTACACTCACCGTACCGGGCCTTTATAACGCCCCAATAACCTTACAAAACTACGCAGCAGACCGCGCGTTTGAAACAGAAAGCCGCGAACTGGCCGAAACCGCCATGAGCATAGATGGCTACCTTAACGCAGGTTGGGTGCCCAACCCGGTTACGCAAACCATAAGCCTCGCCGCCAACAGTGAAAGCGCATTGGTGTTTGAAGCCATTGTTATGGCCCAAGATGCCCGGCGCGGCCTGTACCGCATGGGGGCAGAAATTCAACTCCCTGCCATTGGCCGTAAATACACCATGGTACGCGGGCTTTTGCGGTCTTTGGTAAGCATACCCGGCGCTGGCCGCGTTCTAGAAGCCCGCCGGTTTGAAATCGTGTGGGAGCGGGTGCTACCCGCCGCCCTGTAAGGCACTGCATGAAAACGCTTGATTACACCTGCACACACACCGGCGCAGACCACGGCAAATGCTTTAAACTGACACGTATGGACGCTTTTAGCGCAGACCAATGGGCACGCCATTGCCTGCAAGCGGCCGTGCGCGGCGGGGCACAAGTGGGGGCAGACCTTGCCCAAGCGGGCCTTGCCGGTCTGGCCGCCTTGGGCATAGAAATTTTTGGCTTTATGGAAGAAACCGCACTGGACAAAGCCCTAGACCGCCTTATGCACTGCGTTAGCTTGCGCCCAGACCCCACAAACCCTGCCCTAACACGCCCCGTTATTGCCGCAGACTTTGAAGAGCCCGAAACACTAGGCCTTGTGCGGGCAGAGGTATTTCGCCTGCATGTGGGTTTTTTACTGGCCGCCGCACACCAGCTTTTCCCCGTTGTGGCGGCCTTACTGGGCGAGCCACCGCCCCAGCCACCCAATGCGTAAATCTCTCTCCCGCTTTGGCTGCGGTTATAGGGGCAGGGCTTGCAACCCTGCACGATCTTAAAACCCATTACGATAGCGAAGACCTTTACCTTCTGCTCGAAGTCGCATCGGTGCAAAGTTACAACCGCCTTCAGGCAACCTGTGGCCCGCAAAGCCCCGCCACCCCCTATTTGGGAGCCCCCACCCCATGAGCAGCACCGTGCTAGATGAGCTGGTTATTCGCCTAGGGCTAGACACCGGCCCCATGCAGGCCACTGCCCAAAAAGCATTAGGCACACTAGACCAACTTGAACAAAAAAATACGGCATTAAACAAAAGCCTTATTCAAACAGGTAAAACAGCAACAGCCTCTCTCAGCACCATGCGGCGCGAGGCATTGGGCCTGCTCGGTTTGGTCAGTGGGGGGCGGGGGCTTGGGGCTGTGTTGCAAACACTTGCACCCAATGCCAAGCACCCCCTTAAAAAGGCCCTAGCCCCTAAAACCTTTGCGCAGGGGCTTAAAAAACAGCCCCTCCCACAACGGCAAAGCGCAGGTGCAAAAAGGCTCCCTGCATTTTATACGCAAAATTTTGCACAAACGCTCACACACACTACAGCTCTAGCGCCTGTTTTTACAAAACAAGACCCGTACCATACGGTGCAACCTGCACAACAGCACATAATGCCACGCCTGTACTCTGGGCCTGTTTTACCTAAAAAAATGCAAACTGGCAGAGGTAGTGTTACAAAAAATGCCCTTTCTAAAAACCTATTCTTTCCAAAAAATACACCCGCTTTACACTTTTCCTCTAAACAGGCCGGACATTTTAGCCCTCACCGCTTTGTGGGGCGGGGTAGTCAGTTTGCGGTTCTGCCTTCACCCGCTATAGGGGTACTGGGGGGACAGCGTTCTACCCCCCCAACCCTAGCGCGTTTAAAGGTGGGTAGGGCAGTGCCACGCTCAACGCATCAAAACAGCTTATCCGGGCATTTCCCTTTTGTTGTGTCTAAACAAAGTAATGTGCAAACACCGTTAGCGGGTTACACCTTGCGGTACAGCCAAAAGGGGCAACACGCCCTGCGCACCCGCACTCTTGGCCGTATGGGGCGGGTTGCGCCGCGTGCTGTGGGGCAACCTTCTGGTTTTGCAATGGCTTCGGGTTTGCCAACACAGGCACATGGGGGTGGCCTGCATAAGCAGGGTGTCGCGTTACCGCCGCCAATGCCAGTACCTGCGGCTCAGCTTCTTACTTTTGCCACTCTGCCAACGCCACAACATGCAGCAACACCATCATCGGTGGCTGCGCAAACTACTTATATTGGGCCGGTTACTATTTCTGTGCCCTCAGGCAACCCGCAGGCCATAGCAGAGGCTTTGCGGGCTATGGGGGCCCATACCAACCACACACTGGCCAGTTTAGCGACACGCGGTGCGGTTTAAACCCCACTCTGCCACGCTATGGCATCGCACCGCATATATGCCCATTTTGTAAAAGGAGAGAAGCCCCATGCCCATGTTACCCGTTAGCTTGCCCTCGGTCTGGTCTGTACCTGTGGCAGCCGGGGTGCCTGCGTTATTGGGGCAGTCTGTTGCTAATGGGGTGCGGGCTGCGGCCTCTGTCACCCTTGGCTCTGTGTTAGAGGATGCTCTTATTACAAATGCCGCTGGCCAGTGGGGCATTTTTTCAGCCAGTGGGCAGTGCGTGCTTTCCGCAGCGCATGTGGTGAGTGTTGAGGCTGAAAGCCACTACCATATTGCCACAGCCCCGTTAGAAGACGGCGGTTTTGTCTCGTACAGCAAAGTGGCCACCCCCCGCACCCACCGCGTGCAAATGGTATGCGATGGCTCAGAAGTGGGGCTTGGCTCTTCTCTTACAGGGGTTTTTATGCCCCCAGAATTAACAGAGAGGGGCAGCGCAGGTGCGTTGTATGTCCGTAAAGCGTTTTTTGAAACATTAAGCCAAATAGAGGCAGACCTTGCCCTTTATGCCGTGCTTACCCCAGAGCGTAAATATAGCGCTGTCAACGTTACTGGCCACCGCTGGCTGCGCAATGCCCGCCACGGTATTACCATGCCGGTGGTAGAAATTACGTTGCAAGAAGTACGCCTTGCCCCAACCCCACTTTATACCAACACCCGCCAGCCGCAGGGGCAGGCAGTGGTGTGCGGGGGTATGGTGCCTGCACAAAGTGGTGCCAACTCTACGGCACAAAATAGCCTGTCTGGCTCTGTAAATAATACATCTTGGGCCAGTATGGGGGCAGGCGTGTTATGAGCGCACAAGCAACACCATTGGTTATGGTGCCTTTGGCGCAACAGGCCGCACAAGTGCTTAAAGTGCCGTTATCTGGCACGGTTATGCAAATTGCCTTACGCCAGCGCAGCACCGGTTTATATGCCGAGTTTTGGCAAAACGACACACGCTGCCTTGCAGGTATACTCTGCCAAGACCGTACATGGCTGATACGGAGCAAAGCCCTTGGTATAGCCGGAGACTTTTGCTTTATAGACACTCAAGGCACCCAAGACCCTACCTATACTGGCTTAGGGAGCCGTTACCTACTGCTCTATCGTGCAGGGTGGCCGGTATGAGTGCCACCATAGGGCAAAACACCGGGCAACCCAGTTTTGTGCCGCGCAAAGTGCGGGTTATTTTTAGGCTGTTGGGTCATAGTTTTGGTACAACTGGGGCAGATACTGTCACGTTAGACGGCCTTCATGTGCAGGCCGATATTACGCAGGCTCAATTCCCCGCAGCCGAGAGTGCAACAGTGCGCCTACAAGGTGTACAACCCGACCTTATAAACCGCCTAAGCCTTGCTGCACCTAATTTAAACACCCAAAACGCAAGCGAGTTAACGTTGGCAAGCCTCCAGCCCGATGGCACCGTGGCCGTTGTGTTTCAAGGTGGCGTAACCCTGGCATATGCAGACTACACAAACGCACCAGAAAATAGTTTTGTTGTGCAGGCGTTTTCATCAGCTTTGCCAAATGCTCTTGCCGCACCACCAACAAGTTTTAAAGGGCGTGTGCCCGCTAGCCAGCTTATGGGTGCTATTGCCAGTAAAGCCGGGCTACGGTTTGTTAATTACGGTGTGCAGGCCACGTTTTATAACCCTTATTGCTACGGTAGCCCCGGCCAGCAACTTGCACAATGTTTGGAAACCACCCCCATGCGGGTTGGTTTGGGGCGCGGGCAATTATCTGTTTGGCCCATAACGCAGGCTACCCAAAGCGGGCAAAGTGGTGGGCAAACAACGCAAGCATACTCTGTTGCCACAGCCTCTGCCCCAAATACTCTTATGCAAAAAGAGAAAAGCCAAACAACACAGGCTATAGAAGTTTCTGCCGCAACTGGCCTTATAGGGTATCCCTCTTGGTCTGCTGGGGGGCTAATGTTGCGTATGCTTTTTAACGCACAGGTAGGGTTTAATACGGTGCTGCATTTGCAAAGCCGTTATCAGCCTGCCGGGTGGGGGGCGCAGGGGGCTGGCCTGTGGCGTGTGGTGCAAGCCCACCACAGTTTACAAACAGAAACCCCAAACGGCGCATGGTTTACAGACGTTATTGCTCAAGCTGAGGTCTAGCAGGGCAAAAAGTGCGTATGGTGCATATGGTGCACGCACATGTCCTGCCTCAGGTCTCCAAAGTCAATGGACACAAAAGAGTGGTGCAAAATAGAGTTAATTTTAATGGCTTTGCACATATTTTTCTTAAATAGCGAGCCTAAGCCTAAGCCTAAGCCTAAGCCTAAGCCTAAGCCTAAGCCTAAGCCTAAGCCTAACCCCACACCCCACACCCCACACGCAAACCACGCACATATTTCATCTATTCTGTATTTTGCACTCTCCTAACACACCATGTCCTAGGTTTTGCTTACAGGCATCACAGTCTTTGACTGTTTCATTGGGTGTCTGGTTAGAGTGTAGTTTACAAAAATCATCAGAATTTTTCAGGAAAATACCTTAACATGTCAGATATATCTTCTGCTACCACGCACCCGGTTTTTGACCGGGCAGACGCCAGTGCCTCCCATTTTGCGGCACTCAATGCGGTTATGGCGCGGCTGCTTGCAACGCGGCGCACAGTAGTGTTGGTGCGCGTGCAAGCGGTAGAGGGGGCAGGGCTAAACCCGGTAGGCTTTGTTGATGTGCAACCCCTTGTGCACCAGCAAAATGCCGCAGGGCAGGTAAGCCCGCACGGGGTATTGTATCAGGTGCCTTATTTTAGGCTGCAAGGTGGTAGCCGCGCCGTTGTGCTAGACCCAGCGGTGGGTGATATCGGTTTGGCTTTGGTAGCAGATAGAGATATTTCAAACGCTAAAACCGCCCGTGGTGCAGCGGCACCGGGGTCTTTCAGGCAGCATAATATGGCAGACGCCTTGTATTTAGGTGGTTTTTTAAATGCCGCCCCGCAAGACTATATTTGGCTGCATAAGGGCGGCATAACTTTGCATACATCTGGCACGGTGCAACTTACGGCACAAAATATAAAAATAGAGGGTAATACCACCGTTTCTGGCACCTTAAGTGTATCGGGTGATGTAACAGGCAAAGGTATTTCTTTGGCGGCACATACGCATGGTGGTGTGCAAGCGGGGTCTAGCACCACCACCAAGCCTGTTTAGTGGCGCCGCGCCCCGCTTTAGGGGGTTTATACAGCGTGCACGCTGGCCTCACGCGGCCAAAAGCGTAGGGCGCGGCAGGTGGTTACAAATTTTTTGGCTGTGGTGGGGCTTGTTAGGGCCACAAAGCCGTCATCTAACGTCTTATGCTCAAGCCCTGCTTTGCTCAGTAAAGCGGCGTTGCAGGGTGTGTAACCAATAAATTTGGCGTGGGCGTAGGCATCGGCCACAAAGTCACGCGCGTCTGCATCGGTGGCAAGCTGTTTGCTGCCTTGCTCAGATGGCAGCAGCACAACAGCATCATACAGCACAGAGGGGCCGCCGGGCAGGCGTTGGCCCGCAGGCACATGCCGCCCGGTTGAGGTTACAATGCCGCCAATATGCGGTGCCACAATTTCTAGTGTTGCGCCTTCAGCTTTGGTTGCCTCTTCTAACGCCGCAAGCAGGGCATCATCTGTGCCATCGGTTGCCAGTACCCCAATTTTGCGGCCTGCAAAGCTATTTGGCCCGTTTTTAACAATGCTTAGGGCGGCAGAAGGGGGCAGGTCTAGCGGCGGGCGGGCCGGTGGGGCGGCTGGGGGTAGGTCTTTTAGGCCCAGCCCGGTGGCAACAGCCTGTGCCAGCTCTGTATGAAGAGTGCGTAAGTGCGAAACCACACGCGCTCTGATAGCGGGCGTTTCAACCTTGCTGAGTTCAAAAATAATGGCTTGTTGAATATGCGTTTGCTCTGTTGGTGTCTGGCTTTTGTAAAACTGCCGCGCTTGAGAGTAATGGTCTGCAAATTTTTCAGACCGCACACGCTCTTTTAAGCCAGAGACCTCAGCAGGGAAAGATTTAAACCCGGTCTGTGGGTTTTCACGCGGGCCACCCTCTTGCCCTCCCCACGAGTTTGGTTCGTAATTTACGCGGCCCCTGGGGTTGTGCATGGCCATGTGGCCATCTTGTTGCAGGGTATGGAACGGGCATTTGGGGGCGTTAATGGGCAGGTGTGTAAAGTTGGTGCTGCCAAGCCGTTTAAGCTGCGTATCAAGGTAGGAGAAGTTACGGCCTTGCAAAAGGGGGTCGTTTGTAAAATCTATGCCAGGCACAATATTTTGTGTGCAAAAGGCGACCTGCTCTGTCTCGGCAAAAAAATTATCCACCATGCGGTCTAGCACCAAGCGGCCTACGGGGCGCACGGGCACCAGTTCTTCTGGTATCAGTTTGGTGGCGTCTAAAATATCAAAGTCAAAACTGTCTGCAAACTCGTCGTCAAAAAGCTGCACGCCCAGTTCCCATTCGGGGTATTGCCCTGCTTGAATGGCATTCCACAGGTCGCGGCGGTGAAAGTCTGGGTCTGCACCATTGAGTTTAACGGCCTCGTTCCAGACAACAGATTGCAGGCCTTGTTTGGGTTTCCAGTGAAATTTGGCGTAAGTCGCTTTGCCCTGTGCAGTAACCAGCCGGAAGGTATGCACGCCAAAGCCTTCCATAAACCTGAAAGAGCGCGGAATACCCCTGTCAGACATGACCCACATAATCATGTTCATGCTCTCTGGGGTGAGAGAGATAAAGTCCCAAAAATTATCGTGGGCAGATTGCGCTTGCGGAAAAGCCCGGTCAGGTTCCTCTTTAACCGCATGCACCATGTCGGGAAATTTTATGGCGTCTTGAATAAAGAAAACAGGAATATTATTGCCTACAATATCCCAATTTCCTTGCTTGGTATAAAGCTTTACGGCAAAACCCCGTGCATCTCGCGCAAGGTCAAAAGACCCCTTGCTGCCCGCCACGGTAGAAAACCGCACAAAAGCGGGCACACGCTCGCCTTTGCGTTGCAGGGCGTCTGCACAGGTTACATCGCTGAGCGGGTGGGTCAACTCAAAAAAACCATGTGCACCGTAGCCACGGGCATGCACCACACGTTCTGGAATACGCTCATGGTCAAAATGAAAAATCTTTTCCCGAAAATGAAAATCTTCCAGCAAACTTGGCCCGCGTGTGCCTGCTTTTAGGGTGTTCTGGTTATCTGCTACGGGCACACCCAACTGGGTGGTGAGCGTTGGCACATCGCCTTGTGCGGTTTGGTGTGTCTCACCCCCCGTGCCGCGCTGCACGGTTTGGTCACCCAAGGTTACGGCGTCGCGGTGGCTTGGCTGTTTGGTCATGGGGTTGCTCTCTTTGCTGGCACATTATGGGGGGCGCATGCGGGGCTGCCCGCAGCCTTTGCTCTCCCCAACGCTGTGCGTGGGGTGGGGTTGCGTAAAAACCCTGCCGCCCTTGCACACAATTTTGGCACCAGCCCCCAAAAAACCTTATTGCGTTTGATAGAATAAAACACACATGCCCCTTAATACCCTGCTGTTAGACAGCACCACATGGGACTTGGTGGTTGATGCCACAGGCAATATTGCCATGGCCACAACGCCTTACGCCGTAGCCCAAAATGTTGCTTGCGCCATAAGAGTGTTTCAGGGCGAGTGCTGGTACAACACAGCCCTTGGCCTGCCCTACCTTGGCAGCATTTTGGGCCATGCCCAGTCTAGCGCCCTGTTTAGGGCCGATGTTGAGCAAACCGCCCGCGCCACACAGGGCGTTGCCAGCGCCACCTGCATTTTAACCGCCATAAGCCCCCAGCGCCGTTTATCGGGCGTGGTGCAGCTTACCACAACAGACGGAGCCCAAAGCGTTGTCAGCCTCTAATACGCTTACACAAAGCACAAGCAGTACGGCTGGCACCACGTCTGTGCCCGCCCCAGTGCTGGATGCCACAGGCTTTGTTATGCCTGCCGAGCCAGATATTTTAAACGGCGTTTTGGCAGATATTAACGCAGCCTTTGGCAATACACTTACTACAGACCTTGCCACCCCCCAAGGGCAGTTGGCCATGTCGCTTACCGCTATAGTGGGAGATGCATACGACCAGTTTTTGGCCATTGCCAACGGGGTAGACCCCGCCCGCGCTGTTGGCCCCATGCAAGATGCCATTGGCAGGTTGTATTTTATGGAACGCCTGCCTGCCACAGCCACAGTGGTAACCTGCCAGTGTACCGGCATTGCGGGCACGGTTATTGCCCAAGGTACGTTGGTGCAAGACGGCGCAGGCCAGAGTTACGCGGCCGATAACCCCATAACGCTAGATGCCACAGGCACAGGGGCTGGCACGTTTAGCTGCACACAAACCGGGGCTGTGGCATGCCCCGCCCAGACTATCCAGCTTAGCCAGTCTGTTAGCGGGTGGGCTACGGTGGGTAATGCAGCCGCTGGGGTTACGGGCCGGGGGGTAGAAAGCCGTACCGCGTTTGAAACCCGCCGCCAAACGTCTGTTGCTATTAACGCCGTTGGCCCGCTCGATGCTATTTCTGCCGCCGTGCAGGCGCTTGAAGGGGTGAGTGATGTTTACGTAACAGATAACAGCACAGACAGCCCTGTGGTTATAGGCAACATAACCCTTGCCCCCCACAGTGTGTATGTGTGTGTGAGTGGTGGGCAAGATACAGAAATTGCCCGCGCTATTTTACGCAAAAAACCACCGGGCTGCGCCTATACTGGCAACACAAGCCTTACAGTAACAGACCAGAACACCAGCTACACCACACCGCCAAGCTATACGGTGGTATTTCAACGTGCGGCCCCAACCCCTGTGTATGTAACGCTTACTCTGGCGGCTTCTTTAAATGTGCCCACCACTGCGGCAGACCAGGTGCGCACAGCCGTGCTGGCCGCCTTTAACGGGCAAGATGGTCAGGCACAGGTGCGTATAGGCACCACACTCTATACCAGCCGTTTTTATGCAAGCGTTGCAGCTCTTGGGGCATGGGCAGAGAGCATTAGCATTACGCTAGGCTTTAGTGCCAACCCCACCAGCCTAACGGCTACTTTGGGTATAGACCAAGTGCCCGTGCTCTCGGCTGAGAGTATTAACGTGGTGTTTGTATAATGCGCGATGTGCAAAAAACCGTGCTGTCGCAATATAGTTGTGCGCCAACCCTTAATGCCTTGATAGAGGCTTGGAACCAAACCCTAGACCCCACACACTTAATTGAGACATGGTTTACAAACATCTGGAACCTAGACACAGCACAAGGCTACGGGCTGGACGTATGGGGGCGCATTGTGGGGGTAGAGCGCGTGCTTACCCTAAGCACAGACAGCTTTTTTGGCTTTGCAGAACCCCAAGACCTAACCCTGCAACCCTTTAACGCCGCCCCGTGGTATTCTGGCACGCAAACAACCAGCAACTACCGCTTGTCTGATGACGCTTTCCGCCAGCTTATTAACGCTAAAGCGCTGGCCAATATAACAGATGGTTCCATTACAAGCCTTAACGCTATTCTCATGACCCTTTTTGCCGGGCAGGGAGATGTCTGGGTGGCAGATACCGGCACCATGACGCTAACCTATACGTTCAATTTTGCGCCATCGGCCGTGCAGGTTGCTCTTATTCAAAGCTCTGGCGTGCTTATGCGCCCCGCAGGCGTGCGGGTTATTTACGCAATTAAGCCCCAAACATAGCCCCTTTATTATGCTTTTAAGACACCGGGCATTGGTGCTTGTGCGGGGTGGGGGCACTCATGTATATTGTGCATATCACGTACCCGATTCATGCAAGCAAACGAGACGAGAATGAAAGCGCCATATCGCTTCACGTTTGGGTTGGTGGTTTTGTTGGCCCTTGGTTGGGGGTCTAACATGGCTCAGGCCCAAGATATTTTGAGCACGCCTACCGGCCCCTTGGGCACGGGCAAAAAAAACATGTCTGGCACCCTAGAAGGCACACATGTGGCAGAATACCGCATGCCGCTCCAACAGGGGCAAACGCTTTCTGTATTGTGCCATGCCCGTAAAAGCAGTGTTGGCTTTTTTGTAAAAGACCCAGAGGGTGAACTGTTGAGCGTACCCCGCCCAAATTGTGCGCATAAACTCTGGAGCATGTCGGCCATTAAGTCTGGCACCTATACAGTTGGGGTGCTGCAAGACCACGCAGCCGCTCTTAAAGGGCAGGGCGCATTTTATAGGCTGCACCTTTCAGCCCAGTAGTTTTGGCCGCTTGCAAGGCTGCCCCGTACGGCAGGGGCAGCGCTGCCATACAGCCCCACGTAAAAGCGCAAGGGGGGCGGACACCATAGCCCACTTTGTGGTAACCACGCCCCATAACAGGCCGGGGCAAGGTGCCCCCACAAAGGTGCGGGTAATGGAACCAACATTAAAAAATATTCTGGCACGGGTTAACGAAACCGTAGCCGTTAAAATGACCATGCTGTTTGGCAGTATTTGGTGCGTTTACCTATTTTTTGTGTTCTCTCTTGTGCCTGTTCTTATGCCTGCATGGCAAAATACCCTGCTTTACATAAGCAACTGTATTCAACTTGTAGCGTTACCTGCGCTTATGGTGGGTAATGCTGTGTTAAGCCGTGGGGCAGACCGCCGCGCGGCAGAAGACCACAAAGCCCTGCTAGAAATTTTGTCTGACGTGCGTGAAGAATTGGCAGACCTAAAAGAAAAAACTGCAGGCATAGCCCAAAGCACCTCAGAAGCATTTGACCGGCCAGAAACTGTTTCTATCTCTGACCAAACCTTTGTGAACCTAACCGAAAAGCCCGATACCAATACCCCCACAGCATAAGCGGCCATACGGCCCCGTTATTTTAGCCAGTAAAGGCCCAATGGCATGACATCTCTTGGTTTGTTTGCACTCGTGCTGGCGCTGGCAACCCTTACCGGGCTTTTTAATGCTCGCATTTTACGCCTACCCCTTACCATTGGGGTGTTGCTGCTTAGCCTTGTGGTGTCTGCCGGGCTGAGCGTTGCAGACTGGGTGCTGCCTTTACACACCGTACACGCCCTGCAAACACTGCTTACGCAAATAGACCTGCCCACGACCTTAATGGAAGGCGCTTTGGCCTTTTTGCTTTTTGCCGGTGCGCAGGGGGTAGACCTTGGGGCGCTCTTTGCCCGCAAATTTTCGGTTTTGGCGTTGGCCTTGCTGGGTACGTTGCTGGCAGTTGTTGTGTTTGCCGCTGGGGCATGGGGTATTTTTACCCTTGTGGGGTTAAATGTGCCCTTGGCGTGGTGCGTGGTACTGGGTGCCATTCTCGCCCCGACAGACCCCGTATCGGTTGTGGGTATGCTGCGCCGCCTTGGCTTACCCGCCCAAGTGCAGGCCCTCTTTGCCGGAGAAAGCCTGTTTAACGACGGCGTAGGTGTTGTTATTTTTACCGTAGCGCTTGAGGTTGCCCACCACGCCCACCCCGTTTCTGCCCTACGCTTGGCCGAGGCTTTTACAACAGAGGTAGGCGGTGGTTTGTTAGTGGGGCTGGTTGGTGGCTGGTTGGCCCGCAAAGCCTTTGCCCTTAGCCAAGACCCACAGCTAGACCTGCTTATCTCGCTTACGTTATGCACCGGCACTTATAGCCTGTGCACGGCATGGGGCCTTTCTGGCCCTATTGCTACAGTTACTGCGGGGCTTTGCATGGCCGCTCCTGCCACGCAACGCCGCATAACCGAGCAAGGGCGCAAAAACCTGCATGTGTTTTGGGAACTGGTTGATGAAGTGCTTAACGCCATGCTGTTTGCCCTTATCGGCTTTCAGGTTCTGGCGTTGTCTTTTTCTCGTGCATTGGTGGTGGCGGCTGCTTTGGCTATACCGCTGGCTATTATAGCGCGTTTGTTAAGTGTGCTGCTGGCCACGTTGCCGGTTTACTTGCGCGGGCAAGACCGTATGGGCGTGCTGGCAGTGCTGACGTGGGGTGGCCTGCGGGGTGGTATTTCTATCTCTCTTGCGCTGGGCCTGCCAGAAAGCCCAATGCGTGCACCGCTTTTGGCAGTGTGTTATTGTGTTGTGGTTTTCACCATTCTTGTGCAGGGCTTGACCATTGCCCCCGTGGTGCGAAAATTCCACTCTTCCTGAGTATCTGCCTGAAAGTTTTACGCTATGCCGGTGCGCCCGACAGCCCGCTTTGTTTTGTTTGTAAGTGCTGTATGTTCTAGCGCACTCACCCCATTTTGCATGGCGCAAACAGTGGCACAGCCCGGCAGTGGTGGGGTGCCGCACGCCCCAACCCTCGCACGCGCACAAGCAGGCGGGTACGGGGCCACACCTGCACCGGGTAGGGCAAGCCACATGCAAGCTCTTGCACCACAGGGGCGTGCGCGCGCTCCCGTTAGTTCAGGCCATCATGTTCAGCATGGTGGGGCGCAGCTACACGCCACCACCCAGCAGCGTGGGGTGGTGCACCCATACAGCAGTACCCGTGCTACCGCACAGCAGGCAGGGTCAGGCATAACCGGCCGCTTTGCCGCTCACCCGGCGCAAGCCGGGCAGGGGGCCGTTAGGCACGCCCCTATGCCAGCCCCCGTGCACGCAGGTGGCCCAGAGGTGTTGAATGTGACCGCCAACCCCGTAGCAGACCATGCGGGCGGTGGCCTTATTCGCCCCCAAACACAACCCCAAGCCATGAGCGTGGTTGGCCAAGACTTTATTGCCCGCCAAGCCCCTTCTGCCACGGCGTATGACCTGTTGGCCCTTGCACCGGGTGCCAATGTGGCTACGTCAGACCCGCTGGGCTTGTCGCCACAGGTCAATATTTCTGTACGTGGTTTAAACGGAGATGCCATAGGTTACGTGCTTGAAGGCATGCCCCTTAACGATATTGCCTATTATAGCGGCTACCCCAGCCAGTTTGCCGATAGCGAAAACTACGAAAGTATTGCCTTGGCCCAAGGGGCTGCGCAGTTAGAAAGCCCGGTATTAAACGCCGCCGGAGGGCTTATGAACCTGCGTTTTCGTACCCCGGCAGAAAAAGCGGGGGGTATGGTCAATATCTCTTACGGGTCATACAACACCAACCGCGAGTTTATACGCCTTGATAGCGGTGAAATTGGACATACTGGCTTAAAAGGCTTTGTTTCATACTCACATAGTGCGGCAGATAACTGGCGCGGCCCCGGCCGGGATGAGCGCCAGCATGTAGACTTTAAACTGCTTAAAACATGGGGCCAAAACAATAGTGCCGCCCTTGTGGGTACATGGAACCAAGCCATAGACAGCTACTACCCCCAGCCCACAAAAGCCCAGTGGCAGCAAGATGGTATTCATGGTGGCAACAACCTTGCCCGCACGTATAACGTGGCAAATAGCGCCCAAGGCACAGATTACTGGCGGCTATACCGCCAGCCAGAGCGCACATTATATATGGGCGCCCCCATAGAGCTACATTTAAGCCAAAGTGTCACATGGCGCATAACCCCTTATGCCCAAGGGGCTTATGGCAATGTGCCCGGTGGTAGCACGCTGCCTACATCGGGTTTATTTAACGGCACCCAGCCTTTGCCAGACACTCTTACCCTGCCCAGCACACAAGATGGCGTGGCCACCGTGCGGGCAGACTATACACAACGCAGCTACCGCTCTGGCTTTACAACCGGCATAGAATGGCACCACGGCAACAACACGTTTAACGCTGGGTATTGGTACGATTATTCAGACGATAGCGAATACCAAAGCTTTACCCCCATAGCGGCCAATGGCACGGCGGCCGGTATATGGGGCGGCAGCCGCCGCACATCTGTTACGCTGGCAGATGGTTCTTTGCTTTTAGCCACCAGCAACCACACACTCTCGCAAACCAATGCCTTGTATGTGGGCGACACACTGGCTTTGCTCCATAATAAACTTACGCTTTCTGCTGGGTTTAAAGAGGTTATGCTCACCCGCAATGGCACCAACGCCATGCCCGGTGCCCCCTACCACGCTAACACAAGCTATGCTGTGCCGCTGCCCCGCGTTGCTATAAAATACCAAATAGATAAGCACCATCAGGTCTTTTTTAACACCACAACCAATTTTCGTACCCCGGCAGAAACAGCCCTTTACGCAGCCTACGACCCCACATCGGGCGATATGACAACACAAGGTAATACCAAACTTAAAAATGAATATTCCATAGCCGAAGAACTCGGCTACCGTTACGCAGATGACCTGATTGTTGGCAGTTTAACCCTGTTTAACTACAATTTTACCAACCGCCAAATTGAAACCGTGGGCCAAATTAACGGCTCTTATGTGTCTTCTACCTTTAATGCAGGCGGGCAAACCACGCGCGGGGTAGATGTAGAGCTGGGCTTGCGCCCGTGGCACCATTTTAGCCCGTATTTCTCTGGTGAATATTTGCACGCCACAATAGATAACGACCTGCTAAGCGGTGCAGACCTGTTGCCCACACGCGGCAAACGCGCCATTCGTAGCCCGACCTTGCAAGCCGCTGCGGGCCTTACGTATGATGATGGGCACGCTTTTGGCGTGTTTACGGTCAAATATACCGGCCACCAATACGCAACATTCATGAATGATGAGCGCATGCCAGACTACGTAAC